GCAGCATCAGTTTGGAGCAGTTGTCTAGCAGAACCATCAGCCAGTTTGCTGACGGCAATTTCAGCGGTAGCGCTAATGTCAGCATTAACTACAGCGCCTGCAGTAATACTGGTAACACCTGTATTGCCAATGGTTACATCGCCTGTTGGCGTGACCGCCGCTGCCACGTTGCTGTTGTTGCCAACAAGAATTGCGCCGCTGTTGAGTGTCGCAAGCTTACTGAATGCAATCGCAGCACTAGCGTTGATGTCAGCGTTGACGACTGCTCCAGCTGCAATTGATGTAACACCTGCGTTGGTTATCGTGATGTCACCAGTTACCGCAACAGAAGCTGCAGTATTAGCAGCGTTGCCAACAATTAAATTACCGCTACTTACAGTGGCAAGTTTGCTTAAAGCAATACTGCCTGCCAACATTGTGTTGGTGACACTGCCTGTATCACCACTCGTAATGACCGTGCCGCTTACATCAGGCAAAGTAATGGTACGGTCTGCAGTCGCATCAGTGGCCGCAAGATAAGTCTCGTAGGCGTTATCAGTGCTGCCTTCAAAAGCGAATGCTCCGGTCGTGCCAATCAGCAGTTCACCAGTAATCGTTGCACCAGCAGCGCCGATCTTTTCAGTGTCAAGCTCGGCAAGTGCGGCTTGAACATTGGTGGATTGAATGCCACCAACCGGCGTAACTGTGATGTTGCTCGCTTGCGTAGCGCCGGTAACGGACGTTGAAACGTCAATTTCTTCCCAGCTGGAACCGTTCGACAGGATCATGTCCGGTGCAGCAAGCGCTACGTTCGGCGCTTCACCGCTTGTAATAGTGCCACCAACACTGACAACAAGGTAATATCTATTATTGCCATCACTTGCGGCAGGTAGTGGGTCGCCAACGACAAGGCCAATTGCTGTTCCAGCCGTTGTCAGCGACGCAATTTCACCAGTGCCAGACCCAGCAGAAGCATCAAACGTACCGGCGTAAATAATCTCGCCAGCAGTAATTGTGATCGCTTGCCATGCGTTGCCGTCCCATAGGTAGAGATCGCCGTTGATGGCATCAAAGAAATACTGACCAGTAAATTCGGCTACTGGGAAGGTGACCACACCTTCAGTGCTAGTGCTGCCTCCAATCTGTGTTACAGAAAGATTTGCAAGTTTTGCGCCAGTAATTGAACTATTCGAAATGCGCTCTGCCGGCAACTCGCCTGTTGTGAGCTTTGTCGCATCAATGTTGGGGATGTCTGCAGCATCAAGCGTGGCGCCACTAGTGACATGACCTTGAGCGTCAACACTGACTTTCTGGTATGTACCAGCAACAACAGTATTAGTGTGATTAAGCTGTCCGGCTGCGCTAACACTTAGACCAGTGCCGGGGTACACACCGCCAATCGTTCCGGTCGCAGCTGGTGGGAGATCCGCAGCAGTAATAGCCCGACCACCAGTTACAAGGCCATTAGCGTCATATTCAACAAGATAAAAATTAGCGCTGTTTGGTGTAACTGTATTATCAATTTGAATTTGATCGCCGGACATCGTTAGTCCATTGCCGTTGACCTGAACAGCACCTTTTGCGGTCGTTGTAGCAGTAGGAAGATCAGCTGCTGCAATGATGCGATAGCTGACACTGCCACCGCCACCACTAGGACCAGCTAAAAACTGTGCAGCTGCAGTGGTGTCGTCAAGCGTCGTGTTAATGGTGACGCTATCGCCAACTTGGCTAACCGAAATGTTGACGACGCCGGTACTGCCGCCAACAACAGTATTGATACTGCCAGCTGCCTTGATTGATTGCCATACGCTTCCATTCCAGGCGTAGACCGCAAGAGTTACGGTGTCAACAGCAAGCTGACCGCGAAATGCGCCACTAGCGGGTAGGGAGCTAACAAAATTGACCGACGAAAAATCGGCAAGCTTTGCAGCGGTAATGGCACCTGCGGCGATCTGGCTGCTGTCTACACCTAGGTTTTCAATCGCTGAACCTGGAACGCTTTCGGCGCCAAATAAAATCTTGCCGCTTGGGATGGTGTCGTCAGCCAGCAGCGTGACGGCGTTGCCTACAAAATCGGTAACGGTAATTTTGCGCGATTCGCTGGCGCTTGTGTCGGCAAGCGGAAGGAAATCACCAGCAGCGAGATTGGCGCCTGCAAGCGTCTGTAATTCGCTGATCCGCAGGTCTGCCATTGTGCTTGCTTAGGTCAGTACAACCATCTTAGGCGGCATCTTCGCCTTCAAGAAGCAGGTAACCGCCCTGTTCCAACAGGATAGGATCCCCGGCCTCTTGAAGCAACCGCCTAGAAGTTGTTGTTTTGGCTCGAAGTTTGATGGCTCCGGTTGCCACAAAGTCGATTGTTGAAACAATGATGTCGCCAGGCGCAAAGCTGGTTGCGCTATTGGTCACCAGTGCATCAAACTCCCACCACAAAGCGTCGTTTAACTGGGTAGCCGCAAAACTTCCTGCTGCAGCATCCGTATTTTGACTTTTGATGTACAACTTTATATGCAGACCTGAACCAATCTCAGTGCGTAAGACAAGTTGCATCAGGTAGTTGATTGGCTCTTGTCCGGTTTCATTGACATAATCCCATTGCGCAGTGATGCGACCACTGCCTGTAATCAAAGAGCTGTACTGCTGCCGGTACTGATCACTTAAAACAGTGACATCAACCGTCTCGCGATTTGTATTTAATTCGTAATCGGTAACGCAAGCCAGTAAGCGTCCTCCACGATCGCGCACCGTGGCCTTAATTGGAATATCTCGATCAATTGCAACAAGCGAAATCAAGCCCGCATTGCTTCCTTCCAAACTATCGTCAAAATTGTCGTAAAGCCTTACGCCACCTAGTTCATCAATAAAAACGTACCAATTACCGCTTGAGTAAACAGTTAAATCGCTCCAGCCGTTAGCGGATACAAAATCAAGCGTTGTGCCATCCGTAGTTTGAATTTCTACGAAATCACCGCTTATTAAGCACCCTTCGTCAAAATCAAACGAAAATCTACTGCGGCCAGCGTTAACATCTCCAGGATTGACAATACTTTCAAGCCCTTCCGCAATAGAACGACGCGCAATTTCTACGTTACCTATGTTGCCAAGATAAATACCCATTAGATCGTTACCTCAGTCAACGCACCAGTTCCTTGGAAGTTGATTTGCGCAGAGGCTACCTCCCCGACGCTGGCACCAAAGCTGACGCTAGTGATATAAGCAGTTAATCGCACGTCATGGTTGGTGTTGCCTTCTACCAACCGCAACCGCAAATCCACAGTGTCGGACTCTGATACGCTGCCGATCTTTAGCACTTTTTTCAGTGCTGTAGCGGCATCGTTGCGTCCTGTACCATCGTTGTAATACAGCAGCGTGGCGCTACCACTAAATTCCTGCACACCAGGTACATACGTACGTTGGTTGTCGCCAAGACTGGTAGTTTCAAGCGTTTCAAGGTTGCCGGTCATCGACCAGTTGGTTACCTTGACCTGCTCCAAGCCATCGAGCAGCAGGCGTCCATCGCGTCCGGTATAGATTTTTGCCATCAGAGGACACCCACCAGCCTTACTGTAACGCTACTAATTCCAGGACGCACAGACCTGATGACAGGTGCTTGCTCATATCTCCACTGATTACCACTTGTGGCATCAATGGCAGCTGCGTTGCCGCTCCAGCCAGTGCGGAACGCAGCAGGCAAGGCAAAGCTGCTGAAGCCACCCTTCACCTCGTCGTAATGGGCGATAAAATCATCAGCGGCTGTATCGGCAATGTTTTCATACGACAAGTCCAGCATCATGCCGGTTCGTTTGTCGCCATACAGAATTCGTACTTCTTTGCCGTTTTGCGCTTGAAACGTCTTGTAGGCGTAATCGCCAGCGTCAAAAGATCGACTTGAGGGTGGCAAGGATGGAAAGGCCATCAGTCGAACGAAGCATCAACAACCGTAAACCGTTGATCCAGATCCAATACGTCTCTTGCGATCAAGCTGGCTCCATTTGAGTCTACCGGGTGGTTGCTGGCTTTCACCGTGACAATTCCATCCGCATCAACGTCCAGAGCTTCAACTTGGTACACCTGACTGCTGATATTGCTGTTCAGCACGGAAAATACTGTGTTGCGCAGATTCGATGCGATGCCTCCGCTGACAATCAGCGTGCCACTTGCTACTTCTGTCTGGCTGCGGTCCCAGTAGTAAACGCTGTAGCTGCCATCCGTCAATTCAGTAACTGAAACGATGGAACCGTCTTCTTTGACGATGCCATTATTAGTGGGGCTGTAAGGGCTCATCTCAGTTGCAACACGGATAAAGTTTCCAGGAGCAAGCTGAAGACCCCAAGGCAGCGTCTTGAAAGTCACGCTATGTGTAACGTACTTGCGAATTGCCAAGAAATATCGCGCAATCTTGCGAGCATGATCATCGCTGGTGACATGGGGGAACTCAAAGGTCTCAAGCGGTTTCTCGCCATTCGCTGCATAACGCATGATTAGCGTGCGCTGCTCAGGGAATTTATTGATGCCTGTCCAGCGATAGATAATTGCAGCTTGGAACATTTTGCGTTCTTCCAGCTCCAGCCAATCAACAGAAAAGCTACCTTCAATAATGTTGCCGTCAGTGAACATCGCACTGATAGCAACCGGCCTGGAACCGTCAATTTCGTAGGCAGCCGTATAGGGCAATGCAGGCTCCAGTGCAAATCGTCCGTTCTTGAGCGTGGTATTACACAAAACGCTTGGGGCGACACTGGCTAGCCATGAGCGCAAGTTGGTCGGTTCGCTGATTGCATCATCGAAAAACAGTTTGTTTGCTTTCAGGAAATTACCCGTAGCAACCAGAGCTTCACGGTCAAGCAGTTCTCGGTCAATAATCGACCCGGCGCCCGTATCGGTATCGGTACACAAGTACCAGAGCAAATCCGTGAGCAAATTGCTTGAGCCAGTGCCGCCTTCGCTCAGGCGTTCAACTTCAATGCCATTTGGCATAAGACAACGAAGCTGATCAATCTGAGCAAAATTCTCGGTTGAACGCAGCTTCAGTCCAGCCATGGCGCAGTTGTCGTACTGCGGGATCGAATCTTCGTCTAAACATTCGTTGACGTATACCACTTCATGCTCGGGGGCGTCGTCACAACTTCTGCTAATCAAGTCGTTGTAATGCGATACCTCGGCGATTCCGCTGTAGCGCTGGAACATTCTGGTTGCAGGCGAATCATCCTCAGTGACTACATAATTCTTTTTATATGTGTACAAGAACTTGAATCTGTAGCCAGCGACATTGCTTGAATACTTGACAAACGAATCGCCATCCGACCAAGTGCCGGTTGTTGATGTCACACTATGTTCAATAATTCGCCACCATTTGTTGCGAGCGGCGCCAGTCGGATGCGCCTCTCCATAGGACTCCAGCGTGACTTCCATCACGATGGAACGGTTGCCTAGTTCAGCAGCTTGCGCAGTCCATCCGCTTAGGCGCCTGATGGTTCCGTTTGGCAAATTATTAA